GCGCCGGACGGCCGGGCGCAATCGATCACGGCGAAACTGACGTTCCTCGACGCCGCGCCCGTCACCGTGAAGGATCGTCTGACCTTGCCGGACGGGACGCGGCCGCCCATTGTGCGCGTCGGCGCGCCGCCCCTGACCGAGGACGGCACGGCGCTCCTCTGGGAAGCCTGGCTCGGGCCGAGCTAATGGTCGTCGTCTGGGCGTCGCAGGGCGTGGGCGAGATGACGCGGAATCTGCGCGCGACGGCGCGGCAGACCGTCGACGCGGCGATGAGCGCCGTGCACACCGAGCACGAGCTGATCATGACGACGGCGAAGGAACTGACGCCGGTCGCGATCCCCGGCGTGACGGTGCCGGTGCATTATCCCGGGCATCCTGGGTCGCTCCGGGCGTCCGGCCACGTCCAGCCGCCCGTGCTCGAGGGCGGCACGATCGTCTCGCGCGGCGGATTCGGCGGCCCGTCGGCGCCGTACGCGGTGTACGTCCACGAAGACCCGGACGCGCGGCACGTCATCGGCCAATACAAGTTCTACGAGAGCGCGCTGCTCCAGGGCGCAGCAGGGCTGGCCGATCGGATTGCGGCGGAGATTAAGGGGCGCATCGGCGCATGACGACAATCGCGACGGTTCCGACCTACGCCGTCCGGCAGAAGCTCCCGGCCGAGACCAAGGCCGTGACGTTCGACTTCACCGAGGAGCTCGCGCCGGGGACAACGCTGACGGGCACGCCGATCGTCACGGTCGATGCGGGCTTGACCGCGGGCGCGCCGGGGCTCGACGCGACGTCGACGTTCGTGACGGTCCTGATCTCCGGCGGCGTGATGGGCGCGTTCTACCTGGTGACCTGCCGCTGCGGATCGACCGACGGGCAGCTCCATGAGATCGACGCCATCGTCGAGATCGCGGCGGTGAGCTGAGATGGGCGAGACGAACGTCGTCGCCGCGAAGCTCGGCCTCCTCGAGGCGCTCGCGGGGATGTTCCTCGCCGAGGTCCGGGACCTCCGGGCGCAGCTCGGGCTCGACGCGGACGGCGCCGAGGTCTTCCGCTGCGGGCATCCGCGGGCCGGCGCCCTCGACGTGACGAGCCTCGGGCAAACCGGCCGGGCGCTGATGTGCCGGGCCTGCGGGCGCGTGACGACGGAGCTCGAGGCCGTCGGGCGGGACGACGGGTGAGCACCGCCCTGGACCTCTGCGGAATGATCGCGTCCGCGTCGCTCGGCGCGCTCGGGACGACGCTGTTCGCGGGGCAGCTCGCGCGGTTCCCGGACGCGTCGCCGCTCCCGGCGCCGGTGACGCGCGTGATCGAGTATCCGGGCGAGGCGCCGGCCGACACGATGGAGGCGCCAACCTGGGCCCTCTCGCGCCCGCGCTGCCAGGTCGTGGTCCACGCGGCGACCTACGAGGCCGCGGACGCGCGCGCGACGGCCATTGCGCGGACGTTTGCCGGAATGCGGCGCGATACCTGGCTGAACGGCGCGCGCTACCTGCGCGTCGATCCAATCCAGCTCCCGTTCGACCTCGGGCCCGATGCGCAGGGAAACGCGCGGGTTGCGTTCAACGTCGCGGTCATGCGGGCCGAACCCTAGGAAAGGAGAACTGACGCCATGGCGATCAGCGGGAACGTCCAGGTCACGGTCAACCTCACGGAGACGGGGGTAACGGGCGCCCTGGAGACGCCGTCCTCCTCGCTCAGCAAGCAGTACCCATGGAACATCGTGAGCGGCACGGGGACGTCGCAGTCCGATATGAAGTATGCCGCCACGCGGACGATTGCGGCCTCGGGCAACGAAGACCTCGACCTCGCCGGCATTCTCATCGGCATCCTGGGCGGGTCCGCGCTGACGTTCGTTAAGCTCCGCCTCGCGCTGTTCAAGGCGGCCGACGCGAACCCCGCGAACCTGACGATCATCAACAAGGCGACGAACTTCGCGCCGCTGTTCAACTCGGCCAGCTCGGGCATCATTCTCGAGCCCGGCGCCCTGTTTATGTACGAGTCGCGCCTCAGCGGCAAGGCTATCGTTGCCGCGACGGCCGACCTGCTGAACGTCGCCGCGGGCGCGGGCGGGAGCCATTCCTACGATGTGATCTTCGTGGGGACGAGCGCCTAGGGCCATGCCGGCGGTGGCGACGGCGGAGGCGCCGGTCCTCAGGCCGACGGGCCTGCGCGCCCTCCATTGCTCGGGCTGCGCGCGGGTCCTGGTCCGCTACTCGACCCTCGGGCCGAACGCCGTGATCACCGTCCGTTGCCGGGACTGCAAACGCGAAACCATGTTGCGAGGCGCCGACGTCGTCAGCCTCCTGGGCGCGCTCTCGCAGGGGAGGGAGTGAGCCATGTCTCTCGCGGTTTTCGGGAAGGGCACGCTGCTGCAGGCCGGCGACGTCTCGACGGCGACGAGTTTCGCGACGATCCCCGAGTCGAAATCGATCGCCATCGCGGGGTTCGCCGCGGCCGTTCTCGACGTGACCTCGCATGACACGCCTGGCGGTTTTCGCGATAAAAAGCAAGGACTGAAGGACTGGGGGACGGTCCGCGCCGACGTCCAGTACGTGCCGGATAACGTCATGCATCAGCAGGTCTACAACGATATGGTCGGGGTCGCGGGCGTGGGCGTTGAGAGGTACTGGAGGATTGTCTTCCCGAACACGGCGGCGACGACGTTCACGTTCAAGGGGTTCGTGAATAACTTCGCCCCGACGGCGCCGATCGACAACGTCCTAATGTCGACCCTCGAGGTGACGATCCTCGGGAGCCCGCAGCCGACTCTGATCTAGGGCGCGCGGCCTGACGCCGCCGGAGGAGGAGGGGGACCGAATGGCCTTGCGACGGGCCGAGTGGACCTAGGCGCGGACGATGCCGGACGTCGATCTCGGCTACCAGGACCCGACGCTCGCGACGACGCGGCTCCGGGCGAAACAGCTCGGAACCGTCGGCGGCGTCCCCGTTGTCGCAGAGTACCTCGTCCCGCATCCGGGGGACGCGCTCGCGGCCGGGAGCGTCGCCGTCGGCGTGTCGGCCGCGCCGCTGATCCTCGCGGCGACGCCCTGCCTCGCGGTGCTCCTCGTCGCCGACCTCCGGAACGCCGTCGCGGTCTGGATCGGCGACGCGGCGGTCGCGGTCGAGTCGGGGTTCCCGCTGGTGCCCGGATCGGCGCCGCAGCCCATCCTGATCGACGACGTCTCGAAGGTCTACGCGGTCGCGGAAGCGACGGGGGCGAAGCTCCATTGGCTCCGTACCGCCTAGATGCTGACGCAGACGGGGACCTGCGGTCGCGTCGTGTGCGTGTCGGCGTTGATCTTCTCGCCTGGCCTGGTGTGGGCGCCGGGGACGGTCTGGGCACAGGACGGGCTGATCGTCGGGACGATCCAGGCGCGGCACAGCGGGGCGTCCGTCGAGGTCGCGGAGCCGGACCGCTGGAAAGCCTATGCGACGGAGCTGAAGCGCGAGCGGGACGAGAAGGACGCGCGGCTGTCGGACCTCAAGGTGCTGCTCGAGAAGGCGCTCAGCGACCTGGACGCGGCGCGGGGCGCGCTGGACCGGATGACGCTGGAGCGGGACGCGCTGCGGAGCGGGAGCCGCGCGAAGCGGACGGAATAGGAGGCGGGCGATGAGGCGGGGCTGGCTCGGGGCGATGCTGGCCGTGCTCCTCGTGGGGGTCACGGCCGGGGCCGCGTGGGGGCAGGGCTCGGTGCAGATCTGGTCCGGGAAAAAGGGCTCCTCGGCGAACCCGGGGCCGATCACGGCGGACGACGTCGACGCGAACACGCGGGCGCTCCACGTCATCCTGAAAGGCTCGAACAGCGTGACGATCACCGGGACGGCGACGGTCAGCGGGACCGTGACGGCGAACCAGGGGACGGCGGCGGCCGGCTCCGGGGCCTGGCCAATGACGATGACGACGACCGGCGACGTGATCGTGAAGCCCGGCGACTCGGGGAACAACGCCGTCCGGGTGAACTGCGTCGTCGGCTGCGGAAGCTCGTCGTTCGCGGACTCGAGCGCGTTCACGTTCGCGACGACGGCGGTCTCGAACATCTCCGCGGTCGTCGACGACGTCTCGACGAACACGGTGGCGGAGAACAGCGCGGGCGCCGTCCGCATGAGCGGCTCGCGCATCCTCTACACGAACCTCCGGGCCTCGGGCGGCGGCGAGCTGATCGGGCAGACGACGATGTCGGCGTCCGTCCCGGTGACGCTCGCGTCGAACCAGACGGCGCTCGCCGTCTCCGAATCGGGGACGTGGACGGTCCAGCCCGGGAACACGGCGAACACGACGCCCTGGCTCGTGATCTCGGGCGGCGGCGTCTTCGGCGGGAACAACCAGCAGGCGGTGACCGCCTCGGCCGTCGCGCTCGGGAGCCAGTCCGCCAAGCGGGTCTGCGTTCAGGCGCTCCTGGCGAACCAGATCGACGTGTTCATCGGGAGCTCGTCCGGCGTGACGACCGCGAACGGGTTCCCGCTAACCCCCGGCTCCTCCTGGTGCGGGACCCTCTCGAACTCGAACCTCGTGTTCGTCATCGCCTCGGCGACGGGAGCGAGCGTCGCGTGGGCCGCGGAGAACTAGCGCGCCGGGTCGTCGCGGCGGTCCTCCTCGGCGGCCTCCTCCTCGGCGGGCCCGCGCGGGCGCAGCAGGGGTCCGTCCGGACGACGCCGGGCATCCTGCAGACCGGGACGCTCGCGACCTGGAGCTCGGCGACCTCGGTCAACACGACGCAGCCGATCTTCACGAACCACAACTCCGGGACGGTCCTCGTCCACCTCGTCCAGTCGGCGGGGACGTTCACCGCCGGCGCGGTGACGTTCGAGGTGTCCTACGATGGCACCAACTGGGTGCCGATCCCGCACGACGCGGTGATCGACCCCGCCTCGCCAGGCTACGCGACGGTGCTCCTGCCCTACACGCTGGTGACGAGCACGAACCGGCCGGTCCTGATCGCCGGGAAGGGCTGGGAGGCGCTCCGGCTCAAGCTCTCGACGGCGATCACCGGGACGGGGACCCTGACGCCGAACTACGCGCTGCTGGCCTACGAGCCGCTCGAGTTCGTCGGCCTCGCGTCAAACACGGGCATCCCGGCGAACGTCCCGGCCGTGGTCGATCAGGCGGGCAGCGTGACGGCCTCGGGGACGACGGCGGCGGCGACCGTCGGGGTCGCGAACGGGAACACGCTGATCGCCCTCTGCGGCGTGAACAACACCGGGACGCTCTCGGTCGCGGACGGGGCCGGGAACACCTACACGACGGCGAAGAGCCAGACCGGGACCGTCGCCGGCGCGCTCGTCGCGTTCACGACGACGGCGACCGGCTCGACGACGGTGACCTGCACGGCGGGGACGTCCGGCGTCGTCGCGGTGACCGTCTACGAGGTCAACGGCCTCCTGAACTCCGTCCCGAACCAGCCGGACGAGACGGACAGCGGCACCGGAACGTCCCTGACGGCCTCGACGATCCTGACGCCGCTTGCGCCGCGGGTCCCGAACGAGCTGGCGGTCTCCGCCGTCGTCCTGACGACGAACAACGCCTGCACGGCGAACCAGGGCTGGACGATCGATACGCAGCAGGGCGCGACGGGCGGTCGGCTCTGCCCCGCCCGGCGGCTCCTCGGGTCGACCGTCTCCGTCGGGAGTCACAACAACGCGACGTTCGCCTCGGCGTCCTACGCGCAGGCGACGGCGACGTTCCGGCCGGTGGCCTTCGCCGTGGAATCCTCGCCCGCCTACGCGGGGCTGACGGGGACGGCGCAGATCCCCGAACGCGCCGCGTACGTCGGCGGCGTCAGCGCGACGGGGCTGACCGGGATCACGGTCTGCGACCGCTGGGCGCCGATCAACCAGACGGCGAACGCGCAGGTCCTGACCGGCGGGGCGGGCCAGAAGATCTACATCTGTCACATCCACCTGGTGACGGCGACGGCGCAGAACATCGCGCTCGTCGGCGGGACCGGCACGACCTGCGCGACCTCGACCCACGCA